CGCACAGTGCTGCCTGACCTCACCGAAGCAATCAAAGAATGGCAGGAAACTGTAGCAACATATGACCGCAAAGCTAGATACCAAATAGATACTGCAGCTTTAGAACCCAAGGTAATAGCTTACATATCCGTCAAGTCAATACTCGACAGCATCTCAAAGAAACGACCATTGTCGCACGTGGCAATGTTCTTGGGAGCCCGAGTCGAAGACGAGCTAAGATGTAGATTTTTATGTGAAACTAACTCGGAGAAAGCTTTGGGCATCCTGTTGGGCGCCAAGCGACGTCGTGGTCTCACAGCCCGTGTGCGCCACGTACGGGGGTCTATGCGCCACGAAACGGACAAGAGGGGCAAACCCGAGTGGCAACGCTGGTCAAAGCGTGACAAGCTCAATATGGGATTGCATATGGTAGAGCTGCTACGCATCAACAGTGGTATTATAGAATATATCTACATATTAGAGCAACGTAAACGTAAACCTACACGATACGTGAGTGGAACAGACGAGTTGTTGCAGTGGATTGAAGAGTACAACACGGACCGAGAGCTGCTCGAGCCTTTCTGGTTACCTACTGTGGAGGTGCCAAAAGACTGGACTAGTATGTGGCAGGGCGGCTATGACAACGACAACATCTATTTACCGCAGGTGCCGTTCATCAAAACTAATGACAATAATTTTCTTAAAACTATAGACGGTCCGCTCATCGAGCCGATGGAAGCTGTGAACCTAATCCAGCGAACGCCTTGGCAAATTAACAGAAACCTGTACGAAACGATGCAGTGGGCGTGGGATAACAACCTAGCGGTCGGCGATATGCCCAACCGTAAGGACGAAGAGTTTCCACCAGTGCCTGATGACATCAAGACAAATGAGATTGCAAACCGTGATTGGAGACGCCAAGCTGCTAAAATCTACGAACTAAATCTGTCAACTAAATCACGTAGGTTGTTGATTGCCAAGACTTTACACCTAGCAGACAAGTTCAAAGACAGTCGGTTTTTCTATCCATCGCAGACAGATTTCCGAGGTCGGGTGTACAACATACCCAGCTTCTTGAATGTACAGGGCAACGACCCGAGCCGAGCGCTGCTCGAGTTTTATCGTGAAGAAAAATTAAAAAGTAAAGAGGATGCAAAGTGGTTAGCCATCCACGGTTCAAATTGCTTTGGAAACGACAAGGTTACGCTGCAGGAACGTGAGCAGTGGGCATATGACTACCAAGACGTAGCGCAGCGCATCGCAGACAACCCAACAACCAACCTAGACTGGACTGATGCTGACAAGCCTTGGCAGTTCCTGTCGTGGTGCTTTGAGTGGTCCACGTTTACTCGTGAAGGTAAAGTTTCATCTAGAACACCTTGCTCGATGGATGCGACTAATAACGGATTACAAATTTTATCTCTATTGATGCGTGATGAGAAGGGCGCTTTCGACACCAATGTCGCAGCCACTGAGACACCTCAAGATATATATGGGGTTATCTCAGAGTTGGTCAAGAGTAAATTAGAAAAAGATGTTATTAATAATGTTTTATACTCTAAAGAATGGTTATCCTTTGGTATAGATAGAAAGCTAACTAAGAGACCAACCATGGTGTTTCCTTATGGTGGGACGTTTTACTCCTGTCGAGCCTATGTGGATGAGTGGTACCAAGACTGTTTGAGAAAAGAGCGGCGCCCCAATCCGTTTTCAGAGGACATTCGTTACAATGTTACAGGATATTTATCTCAGTTAGTCTGGTCATCGATTATGGAGGTACTTGATAAGCCAAAACAATGTATGGATTATCTCAAGCAGCTCGCCGACATCTGCAGTGACAACGATATGCCCCTCGAGTGGGTTACACCAACTGGCTTCCCAGTGCTGCAGGACTACAAGTCATTCTCACACCAAGATGTACGCACAAAGTTAAGTGGTAAAGCTACGTGGGTGCACTTCCGAGGACAGACTGACCGCCTCTGCCGCCGCTCGCAGCGCAACGGTGTGTCACCTAACTTTGTGCACAGCCTCGATGCAAGTTTGTTGACCAAGAGTGTCATAGAAGCTAGCAACCAAGGCATCTATGACTTCAGTATGATTCACGACAGCTTTGGAACCCACTCAAATAAATGCGATATTTTTGGTAAAATCCTAAGAGATGCAACTTATAGCATATTCAGTGTTGACCTACTACGTGATTTTGTTAGACAGTTGCGACTCGCTGATAAAAACATTGAGTTTCCAGAGCCTCCAGCGTACGGGTCATTTAACCCGAAAGAAGTTCTGGACAGTACATACTTCTTTTCGTAATGTGCGAGAAGAAATCAAACTAGGAGAATACATACATGGCAACAACATTAACAACACCAGTCGGTACAGCAGCATATCCAAAACTAGTTGTACCGGATACTAAGTTCAATCCCGATGGATTGTTCAGCTGCAAGCTAACCGTATCTGAGGAGGACTACAATGCCTTCCGTGCGCAGCTGCAGCCCCACATCGAGCGTGAGTACAACAAGTATTGCATTGCCAAGGGCAAAGAAAAGCTGCCAACTGCCAATGAACCTGTTCGTATCAACGCCGATGGTGACTACGAGATTAACGCCAAGCAGGTAGCACGTGTTACTACCAAGCAAGGTGAAACGATTGACTTCAAGATTGCGTTGTATGACGCTGACGTGAAGCCAATCACTAACGAGCCCAACATTGGCTCTGGGTCTCAAATTAGGCTCTCAGTGCAACCATACTTCTGGTTCGTACCCTCACAAGGGTTCGGTTACACTCTGCGCCTCAAGGCTGCCCAAATCCTCGAGCTTGTCGAATATGACGCTGGTGGACACGGGTTTAGTAAAGAGTCTGGCTTCACTGCAAGCGAAAGCTTCGAAGCTGTGATTGAGGACGACACAACGGAAGCGCCAAACTTCTAATGTATCGTTCTGGTTTCGAGGAGAAGGTAGCACTGGCTCTTGAGGGGGCTGGTGTTGCTTTTTCTTACGAAACGATGTCTCTGCCGTACGTCCTAAAGAAAAAGTACAAGCCAGATTTTATATTGCCCAACGGGGTGATACTGGAAGTCAAGGGTCTATGGACCGGCTCAGACAGAACTAAGCACTTGAAAGTAAGGGAAGCTCATCCTGACCTAGACATTAGGTTCGTATTTATGAATGCGCATAACAGGCTGAGCAAGAGGAGCAAAACAACATACGCACAATGGTGCGATAAGAAAGGGTTCAAATGGTGCCACAAGAGAATACCAAAGAGTTGGATTTTGTGAAAACACATCAGCCTTGTCCCGACTGTGGGTCAAGCGATGCTTTAGCAGTCAACTCAGATGGTTCTACAAAGTGCTTTGCCTGTGGTGTATTCACACCCAGCGACAGCACAGAAAGCAAACCAGCACAACCCACTATGGCAGGCTTTATGAAAGGAGCCTGTATGGGGGTGCCAGCAAGAAAGCTACACGAAGATGTTTGTAAGAAATATGATTATCGTATTGGAAAGCATAATGGAAAGCCTTGCCATGTCGCTACATTCTATAACATGGAGAGGGAAGCGGTAGCACAGAAGCTACGGTTTCAAGACAAGACGTTCAAGTGTGTGGGTAATCCACAATACTTCTACGGACAACATTTGTTTCCAAACGGTGGGCGCAAGCTCACAATTACCGAGGGAGAGCTCGACTGTTTAACTGTATCGCAGGTAGTTGGCGATAATAAATATCCAGTAGTCTCGTTACCCTCTGGTGCTCAGAACGCCAAGACAATGTTCAAGAAGCATATGGAATGGCTCAACTCGTTCGAAGAGATTGTACTGATGTTCGATATGGACAAGGTAGGACAGGAAGCTGTCGAAGCTTGTTCTCATATTCTACCTGTCGGTAAAGTCAAGGTGGCTAAGCTGCCAATGAAAGACCCGAACGAGATGCTTATGGCTGGTCGGGGCAAGGAACTGGTGTCTGCGTTTTGGGACGCCAAGGTCTGGCGCCCAGATGACATCATATGCGGCTCCGAGCTGTACGAGCGTCTGACCACAACGAAAGCCTTCGATACGGTTCCGTACCCAT